AAGATGGTAAATGTACAACCAGAAAAATTCAAATGAACTAAATGAATGCCTTGCATGTGGTTCAGATAATTTAGAACTCACTTTAAATTTGAACAATCAACCTTTAGCAAATTCTTATAAAGATACAGCAGAAGAAGTTCAAGAAGAATTTCCACTAGCAATCAATCGGTGTGAAGACTGCTTTCATATTCAATTGACAACATCTGTTGATCCTGAATTGATGTTCAAAAATTATCTGTATGTTTCTGGAACATCTCTGACAATGAAAGAACATTTCAGATGGTTCAATGCATTTACCTCTGAGTATTTTTCATTAATAAATGGATGTTATCCAATTCAAGTTCTTGATATTGGATGTAATGATGGTTCTCAATTGGATCAGTATAAAATTGATGGTATCATTACATATGGTGTAGATCCAGCAGAAAATCTAGCCAAGATTTCCAGATCAAAAGGACATAGAATATTTGCAGAGTATTTTGATGATAGATTTGTAAATATTCTACAGAAGAAATTTGATATCATCATTGCTCAGAATGTATTTGCCCATAATTATAACCCATTGTTCTTTCTTCAAAATGTTAGTAAAATCATGAAAGAGCAATCACTGTTCTTTGTGCAAACATCACAAGCAGATATGATATTGAATAATGAATTTGATACAATCTACCATGAACATATCAATTTCTTCAATATCAATTCTATGAATAAACTATGTAATAGAGCAGGACTTAATCTAATTGATGTCGTGAAATGTCCTTTGCATGGTAACAGTTACATCTTTGTCATTTCTAAAACTGCCAGAAGAGTTGCCAATATACACAATATGATTGAAATGGAAAGAAAGATTGGTCTTTATACTGAAGAAACTTATTTCAACTATGCAAATAACTGCGATGAAGTAACCAGAAAACTGAAAGGTGTTATTGATATCTACAGAACTACTCAAAGAGATGTTCCTATTGTTGGTTATGGTGCAGCGGCAAAAGGTATGACTCTTCTGAATTATTCAAAGATCAAACTGGATTGGATTGTTGATGACAATGAACTAAAACAGAATAAGTTTACTCCCGGTATGAGTATTCCAATTCTCAGTTCTGATAGTATCAAAAACAATAAATCTCCAATCGTTTTTGTTCCACTTGCTTGGAACTTTTTTGGTGAAATCAAAAGTAAGATAAAAGAAATGAGACCACAAATGGATGATACTTTCATTACTTACTTTCCAGAAGTCAAGATGTCAAAATGAAAAATATAGCATATTATCATCTATACATGACAGATAATCCTGTTATCTGGTCATGTATATTTTGTGAACAGATCATGTATATGGAAAGATCGTCATTATTGAATAATCTGGATGAAATAAGAATTGTTGTGATTTCCAAAAGTGACAGACGAATATCCAAGTTCATCGAAATGTGTAAGTATCTGATTCCAGAAGAAAAAGTGAAGTTTTTATTTGTTGAGAATCCTTATAGTAATGATCAAGAAATGCTTTCTAATTTGGAGAGCAATAAAACTATATCTGAAAATCATACTATGAGATTAATTTATAATGATGCTCAAACCGAGAACTGCAATTTGCTATATATTCATAGCAAAGGCATCAAGCCATATTTGACTTATGATAATATGGAAATCTTTGTTAGATATCATCACTGGAGACAATATCTAAATTGGGGAGTATTGACTAACTGGAAAGAATGTATCGAAAAATTGAATGACTACGATATTGTAGGAGTCAATTACAGAAAAGATCCTTCACCACATTTCAGTGGTAATTTCTGGTGGTCCAAATCTTCATATATAAAAACATTACCAGATCCTTCTACTAAACTTTGGTGGCAAAAAATAAAATTTGAAACTACAGACACTTGGCTCAAGAATGTTTCAGATAGATTTAGAGATGAGATGTGGCCTTGTAGTATAAATCCTAAAGTGTATAACATTCACGAAATGACTGAAAATCCAGCAGCAAAGATTATAAAATATGAAAGGTATGGAAATGAACATTCTTGAAACACAAATTGTCCAAAGAGAATATGATGGACGTTGGGAAAGAATTGTCAAAATCATGGACAAAGAGAATTCTTACACCTACACAAACGAAAGTGGAATCAGTGTCACTCTGATTCCCGAAAGATGGATCACAACACATGTATTTGATTTCCTAATGGAGGAAGTATAATGAAAGATATTAAACTAATTAAACTGTTGAGCGGAGAAGATTTGTTGACTGAAGTTGTTGCTGATACAGGATTCAAAGTAACAATCAAGAATCCACTCAGAGTAGTTATTATTCCTGGTAAATCTACACCTAATAATCCAACAGTAGGTCTGGCACCTTGGGCAGAATTTTCAGAGGATGATGAATTTGTACTTGACAATCAACATATTATCGCTATAATGAGACCTGTAAAAGAATTTGTTTCGCAATATAATTCGGCATTTAGCGGTATTATCACCCCATCATCAAGTCTACTCGTTCCAAAGGAAATGTAATGACAAAAACATTCTATACCAACGTCCAGAATTTTGGTTCCAAGATTCTGTATAGAGGAATAGAAAACGGAAGAAGAATCACAAGAAAGTTAGATTACAATCCAACTCTCTTTCTACCATCACAGAAACCAACTAAATTCACGACAATCAAGGGCGAATATGTAGCAGATATAAATCCTGGTACAATTGCTGATTGTCGTGAATTCGTCAAAAAATATGAAGATGTTGAGAATTTCAAAGTCTATGGTAACCAGAAGTATGAGTATTGTTATATTTCAGATCAACATCCAAATGATGTAGACTGGGATAAATCATTCATCAATATTTGCAATATTGATATTGAGATAGGTTCGGAAAATGGATTTCCCGAACCAGATGTTGCAAATGAACCCATCACAGCCATCACCTATAAAATGAACGATATGTTCATTGTTTATGGATGCGGACACTTTACTAATGAACGTGAAGATGTTCAGTATATTCGATGTGATGACGAAATAGACCTAATCAAAAGATTTGTCGATGGTTGGTCTGGTAACTATCCAGATATCATCACTGGTTGGAACGTCAAGATGTTCGACATTCCATATCTGGTCAATAGAATCACCAAATTGATGGGTGAAGCATTTGCTAAGAGATTATCTCCCTGGAATTATCTATCAGAAAGAACTGTGAATTTTGGTGTAAGTCGTCAATTCAAGACCTATAATCTGGTAGGCATATCTTGTCTCGATTATATTGATCTGTATCAAAGATATGCTCCTGAAGGTAAATCACAGGAATCATATAAACTTGACAATATCGCAAATGTAGAACTGAACGAGAGAAAGTTATCATATGAAGAATATGGTAATCTTCATACTCTATATCGTGATAACTATCAGTTATTCATTGAATATAACATCAAAGATACTGAACTGGTCGAGAGACTTGAAGATAAGTTGAAACTTATTGAATTGGCTTTGACCCTTGCATATGATTCCAAAACAAATTATGATGATGTTTTTGCTCAAGTTCGCATGTGGGATGCACTTATCTATAATCATTTGAAATCTAAGAATATGGTGGTTCCACCGATAGAGCATCAAGAAAAGAATGAAGCATATGTTGGTGCATATGTAAAAGACCCAATTGTCGGTATGCATAACTGGGTTGCTTCTTTGGATCTTAACAGTTTGTACCCACATTTAATTATGCAGTATAATATCAGTCCAGAAACTTTTGTTGAGCCAGAAAATTATTCTGTATCAATGAGAAAACTTCTTGAAAGTAATGTAAGCGTTGATGGTCTATTAACGAAGCAGATCGACACTTCCCGACTCATTAATGAATCAATCACAGTGACTCCAAACGGTCAATTCTTTCGCATAACAAAGCAAGGTTTCTTGCCTGAGATGATGGAAAAAATGTATAATGATCGAACTGTATATAAGAAGAAGTCTATTGATGCAAAGAAAGAACTTGAGAATGAAAATGATCCGGGAAAGAGATTTGAAATAGAAAAGAAAATTGCCAGATATAATAATCTCCAACTTGCGAAAAAGGTATGTCTAAATTCAGCCTACGGTGCACTCGGCAACAAATTCTTTAGGTTCTTTGATATTCGTCAAGCGACTGCCATTACCACATCAGGTCAATTATCCATTCGTTGGATAGAAAATAAACTTAACAATTATCTAAATAGGATATTAGACACAGAAAAGGATTATGTGATTGCGTCGGATACTGATTCAATTTATCTGTCTCTT